AAATTAGTCAATCAGACGGTGAGTCGGAAGTTGAGGCTTACGCCATCGATTTGGAGACAAACACGCGCATCGTTAAGGTTTTCACAGTTAAGCACGCTAGAGATACAAAACAAGGAAAGAAGCGATTAACAGACGCACGGGACATATACGAATTAGTAGCCAATCAAGGGTCAAGACGCTTGAGGGCATGTATTTTAGGGATAATCCCTGGTGATGTAATAGACGCGGCAGTTAGTCAATGTGGCAAGACTTTGGAGTCTAGTGATGTGCCAATGGCCGACCAGATTAGAAAGCTGGTACAGGCGTTTGACGAGCTAGGAGTTAAGCCAGACCACATTGAAAAGAGATTAGGACATAAGCTCGATGCGACCATTCCACAAGAAATTGTGACGCTCAGAGGGATTTATAAAAGCATTAAGGACGGTATGGCAGATAGGAGCCAGTTTTTTGATATAGCCACGGTGAAAGGCGAATCAGCTCGTAATGAGTTGCTTGAAGCCGTAGGTAAAAATAAAAAGGAACTGGGCAATGAAGAACATAAGGATGGTAACAGCGAAGGCAGCAACTAAAGAAGACATGTGCGTAAGTCTAGCGTATTTTCAAGATGCGCTAGACATCGCAAAAAAGCTAAAGGAGCGAATAGAGAAAATGCCCTTGGTCGTGAGGGCTTTACTGGAAGATAATGGAGCGGATTTGGAAGTGGGAACGCGAGCAGAGTTCTTGTTTTTGCAAAGCGTAACGTATCTTGACCAGATGATCGACTGCTTGGACTAACCCCTCAAAGTGCGAGGGGTCTATGTCTTATTTTCTTGGCTATTCGGTAAACGGTAGCCTCGCCAATACTGAGCTTTTTAGCAATCCATACCTTAGAGACACCTGTCTCAAGGTAGGTTTCTACGGCGTGCTCAATCTCAGTAGGCATTGGCGCACGGCCTCCGTATTTCCCGTCAAGCTTTGCCTTGGCTATGCCTTCTTTTTGTCTCTCCAGCATAATTTCACGCTCAAACTCAGCAAACGCTCCCATCATGGTAAGCATTAACTTCCCGTTCGATGTAGATGTATCAATATTCATTGAAAGTATTTGAAGGTTAACGCCCTTCCCTTTCAGTATGTCTACAATGCGAAACAGGTCGGGCATTGAACGCGCCAACCTGTCTAATTTCGTAACGATAAGGGTATCCCCATCTCTTACAAAACCCAATGCCTTCTCTAAACCATCTCGCTTTTTGACGGCCGATGCGTGCTCTTGAAATATATTCTTTTCATCACACCCAGCAGCTAGTAAATCCCTCACTTGCGCCTCTATCCCTGCTATTTGCTCAATGGTAGATGTACGTGCGTACCCTACCTTCATAAATACCCCTTATTGTTGTTTAATCACCGCAAATCATCTTCTTAAGCTTTTCTTTAGCCACGCCTAAAATGTGCTGATTTGGCTTGTCTTTAATCCACATCTTTTCTTTGTAGCGAAGATACCATTCGCCTATCTGATAGCAAATATGGTCTACTTGCTCAGGGGAAAAGCTTTGCTTAATGGCTTGTTGGCGTTCGTAATGTGCTTTTATTTCTGGATGTGAGGCTTCGATTACTTCTACGGCATCCTCCCATTCCTTTGTCATTTCGTCCGTGTCTTCATTGTCTCGGAACTCCTCAACGTCTTTTATTAACGCTTTTGTAGAGCAGTACCATTCGTAAAGTGGATGATTCATTTGAACGTTATCCTTAGGCACTGAACCATGCTTGTTACCATGTGATACATATCTTCATTTGGGATGCCATCATATTCCGCTACAGGCCAGCAATCCTCAATATCCTCACCTTTCTGTAAAGCGGTTATGAATTTCTCGTAACTCATATTCTCAGGGTAATCATTGAAATAATGACCCACTGCAAATAATTCGTATTTATCCATTTGTATTTCTCTGGTTATTGGCGCGTTCATGAAACATGCCGTCAATAAATGCTTGCCCTAGTTCGATTGCGTCATCGCTGGTTATCATAAAATCATTTTTAAATACTGGTTCTTTCCAGTCATCAACATCCGGCTCTCGCCCGTCACCTTCACGAACGCAAACCTCATACATGTCCATAGGCAAGTCGTGTTCACTAAACAATCGGTATATACTTATCAATTGGCCTTTGTACTCAATGTCTTGCTTATGCTGTTTCATATATCCCCAAACCATCCCCAAACCCCACCCCAAAGATAAAACCCCTAATATTCCTATCAAAACCCCAAAAACCACCCTAATGACAGGCTGCAAGAACACATCCCCACAGCCTGACCTATTGATAGCCTTAAGGAACCTTTGGCCAAACTACAGTCTTTAAAAACTCGTAGTTCGCCTTGTATGCCTGTACCACATAATCCTGTTCGCTTGAGTCGTCTTCCTGCTTCTCGTAATACTGTATCAACTGTTCGGCATGGTCACGAAAACCAACCGTATCACGTGGCGCTAAATCTAGTCGGCACTCATAAGTATTGCCATCATCAAACAACACGTTAACCTTCGTCTTGTAATAACCACAATACTGTTCCATAGGCTGCATATTCCTAGCCTTACGCATCGCTGCTTCATATGCCTTGCGCTCAAACTCCATGAAGGGGATAAGTTCACCCTCTTTGAATCTACCGCATTCACTCCATCTTACCTGTACCCATACTGGTTTACACATGTTGACATCCTCATATCAAGTTAACAGACTGCATAATGACACAGCATACAAAGCTTGTCAACAACATTTGTCAACTAATTGTGTGACTGTAATTGATGATACCTTTCATCATTCACTATTAACCAAGGTAAAGGCGAACGAGATTCAAATTCCAAATCGGAGCCTGGTCGGAGGGGGGATCCCGGTTTTTTGGCCTGGGTGGGTCATCAGGTGGGGCACAACATTCTGAACAAGGCTGCCAGTCCTTTTCAAGCGTGCCCGAAATTGAAACAGTTGTGACCCATTTTTTGGTTAATAGGAAAATGAGGGGTTGACTTCCCCCCATATCCTTGTTGTATATTCGGCGAGTTGGGATGATTAGATAAGTTGACATCCTTGCATAATATTTAAGCAACCCAACACCAGTTTTTAGTGATAGGACTTGGTCTTACTAAGTCTGATTAGTATGATAACCAGACTTATCAATAGGGTGGGGTATGGAGCGGAATGAAGATATAGCAGTGATGGTTAAAGCCAGAGAGGAAGACTTAGCCAGAATTGCCAAGTGTGCTCAATGGAACGAACGCTCCTCACGATGCCCTAAAGCCGCCGAAGGTTTTGAGCCTTATCATAAATGGATAGTCACATCGACCGTCATTACACCTACCAGCCAAACCGTCACCATGATTATGTGCGGGATATGCTTCCACGAAGTAAACCTCTCAGAAGCATTCCAGCATCGTGATTGTTTTAAGTCTTGATAAAGTCTTGATACTTTTTGATGGATTCGTCCTTTTTTGCTTTTCCCTTCTCAGTGTTATAGTGCTTCTTGTAGTATTCCCATATCCCTTCGACATCCGTTATCGCCGGCAACTTGCCCGTGACGCGAAGGTAGTGTATTCGTGCCATTGCTGTAGCGAAATGGAGGTCATAGATTAATCTTTCAACTTCTGGAATCTTATTGCAGCCATAATGCATAGCTAGTAAGGTGGCTAATTGATTGCGGGCGCGTATATAATTTATCCAGATGTCCGTATAGGTATTAGGCTCCATTTGGTATATGCCTAATGCTGGGCCTTTAACCTGAGCCAGATAGTGACCACCAAGGGATTCGGCGGCACAAGTAAACACAAGAACTTCCTCGGCTTCCTTGGAATAGACTTGCAGTTTAGATAAAACTGGTTCAATGATTAAAGAACGGAACTGAGAGCAATCTAACATATCATTTATCCTTAAACGTTATTGTTGTGTTATCTTAAACCAAATGAAAGGGAATTTCAGTTATGTCAAAGATTGATGCAAAAAAGCTTTATTTGCAATTCAAAAAAGGAGACAGGGCATACAAAGAAGAAATTCATTGCCCTATGATACTGACGGTCATGAATGAAGAGGGAACTATGACAGCCTTTTGTAAGAAGGCATTCATTAGTGATAGATTGTTTTACAAATGGACAAGTGCGAACCAGCTATTTAGAGAATGCTATGAATATGGTAAAGTATTATCCAAATGTAACTGGGAAGAAGAGGGCGAGAATAATAAGGGAGAGGAGTTTTTCAACTTCGACTATTGGCGACTCACAGGTGCGCAGCGCTATGGTGTTGGAAAGAATAGAGTACGAATGGGGATTGACCCTAAATCTACACCCTATGAACAGTACCAGCAACTTGTCGAAATGGCCAATGCAGAAGAGTTTAATGCCTCAGAGATTAAACAATTGATGGAATCCATCAATGTTGGTATAAGAGCATATGAGTCTTTTGAATTACAAGACCAGTTGAATAAGGTGAAAGAAGATGTAACCAGGATGGGAGTACATCATGCCAACAATTCCAACACAATTGAGAAAGCTACAAAAACAGATTAATATTCCATATGCGATACAATTTGTAAATCGCGAAATAGCACAAACGGAGTTTGAGCCGAAAGTAATATACGTTCATATTTGGATCTAGGAGATCGCAATGAGCTGGTTATCAAAAGGACTTAAGAAAGCAGAGCGAGCTATATCAAACGCTATTCCCCATCAACATTCCGCAGACAGACGCGCTGCGAATCAAGCCGCTAAAGAGCAAATCGATTTCTATCAAAAACAAAAAGCCGAGATGGAAAAAGAATCGACTCGCGTTGAAAACGAACGCAACGAGCAAAAAGAAAAAATCAACAAGAAGCAGATTAAAAGTGCAAGACGCGCTTACAGAGCACCAGGTTTCTTGGATGAGCAAAGTTCAGGTTATAACGATACACTAGGTTAAATAAGGGGCAGTTCATGATGAACGTCAATATGAAAAGGAACCCGTTGTATTCGTTTAAAGACATGAATCCATTGGCACAACCTGAGCGATTAGGTGATTCCAATATGATGTCTGATATTGCTTTTAACCCAACAGTACGAGAAGTGAACCAACAAAAGACTGCGGCACAGGTTAATAACTATGCTTCGTCTAAAATGATGGCTCAACAAGGGCGCACGGATATGCGCGGCAATGTGGCTGGATATACAGACACATTAGGGTAACGATTAAAGGGAATTACATGAACTACTTGGCTCCTGTGGGCAAAGGTGATGAGGCATTGTTGCCTGATAAAGCCTGGATTTTATTTAAAAAGCGTTATCAGAATGCGCAGCAAGTTGCAGACCTTTGGGCATCATTGCTTGAGGCATGTTATTACTATGCCGTGCCTTATCGAAACCGATTTTACAGACCAAAAGAACAACAAGGCGAGTTCAAAGCAAGCCGTATCTATGATACCACAGCCGTTGAGGCAACGAAGACTTTTGTATCAAAGTTACATGATGCCATGACTCCTCCACAAGTACAGTGGGGATATCTGGATATTGATGAGACGTTTGATACCGAGGAAGATATTGACCGTAATGCGGTTCAAGAAATGCTAGACAATTATATGCGAAAGCTCTTTGTCTACATCCATGAATCAAACTTTGATGTGGTTATAAACGAGTGCTACTTTGACTTGGCTATCGGAACAAGCTGCTTGGTGATAAACGGATTTACTGACGAGCAGCCCTTATTATTCAGTTCAGTGCCAATGGATAAGTTAGCCATTGAAGAGGCTATGACTGGACGAATTGAATCCTGGTATCGAAACTGGGAAGACGTCAAGATTAATGAAATTACCGTTCGATGGAAGAATGCAACCCTTACTCCTGAAATGGTAATGATGGTTATGGAAAACCCTGATGCTATAGTACAAACCCTATTTGAAGGCGTGATGTATATGCCTCATAGAAAGAAACCATATATCTATATGCTAGGTACGGCTGAATGCCCACTCCTATGCGAAGAATTTGAGTCTAACCCTGGAATCGTTTGGCGGTTTCAAAAAGTAAACTCGGAAGTCTTTGGTCGCGGCCCTGTGATGGACGCACTGCCTTCAATTATATCATTGAATGAACTAGCCAGGATTGAGCTAGCTGCGGCCAACTTAAATACGTTTAAACCATACATGGGATTTAGTGATGCGGTATTCAATCCACATACATTTAAGCTTGAACCGTTTACGGTTATTCCTATTGCGCCTATCGGTACGGGCGGCTCCCCTCCTCTCATACCTTTGCCTGATTCCAGCAATCCCCAGTTTTCACAGTTAACCATTCTGGATTTACGAAACCAGATTAAGACGCTTCTCTTTAACGATGTGAACCCAAATCAAAGCGTACAGCCTGAGACGGCAGCCGCTGTAATGATTCAACAACAGAATTTGGCTCAACGGATTGGGCCACTATTTTCACGCTTGCAACAGGAATTCTTATGGCCTGTTATCAAGCGATGTGCTTTTATTCTGGATAAGATGGGATTTCTTCCTCAGCCAAAAATTAAAGGGGTGAAGATTAATTTCAGATATCGTTCTCCTCTGGCTCTTTCTAAAGGCCAACAGGATATTGCGCGGTTCACCCAATACTATCAATTGATGCAAGGTGTTTTTGGCCCTGGCCCTGCGTTGATGTATATCAACCCTGGGTTAGCTCCGTACCTTATTGCCGAGCAAATGCAAGTTGACCCAAGATATTTAAACTCTCCAGAGCAAGTTCAGCAAGCAGCGCAGAACGCACAGAACATACAAGATGAAGCAATGTCTAACCCTAACGGGCAACCAGCGGAGCAAGGAGCACCACAATAATGAGTGAAGAGAATCCCTATTTAAAGCAGGAAGATTATTATGAAGGCTATCAGAAAAAGATTGATGAGCTTAAACATCGACCAGACCTGGTTGAGTTAGATAAACTTTGCTACTTGGTGTTCAATACGGATGATGGAAAGTTATTGCTAAATGAGTTTACAGAGCGGTACTTATTGCCTGGATTTGTAAACCCATCCTTGCCCAATGCAGGAGAGGCCGCTTTATTCTATGAAGGAATGAAAGAGGCATTCAGATTAATTAGAGGAAGTGTAAGGGCGCATCAACAACGAATTGACGCGGAGAAATTACCAGCATGAGTTTATTAGATGAAGGAACTACAGCCCCATCAGAGACAATTACAGAAGATCAAAGCAACTCTTCTGCAACAGAAGGTCAAACAGCCAATTGGTACTGGGATGAAAACACCCCAGGACATGGAGAGCGGCCACAGTTCTTGCCTGAGAAATATAAATCAGTCGCAGACGTTGCCAAAGCCTACAAAGAGCTAGAGAGCAGACTTGGTACGGCTCCTAAAGAATATGATTTTTCCAAAGGAGAAAGCTGGATTGAACCAGACTATGAGCCATTTCATGAAATGGCTGAGTTTGCAAAATCAAAGCATGTTCCTCAAGAAGTCATGGACAAGATGCTTGAAAGTGTTGGCTCCTATCTGGATGAATTTAAAACAGACATGAGTGAAGAACGTGCCAAGCTTGGTGAAAAAGCTTCCGAACGATTACAGCTTTTGAATAATTGGGCACGCTCTAATCTCTCTGAGAAATCATTCCAGGCACTAAGTTCAGGCATGCGTTCGGCTGAGGCCATTGAGGCGCTTGAAGAAATCAGAAATAAGATGCTCAACAATGCCACGATGGTTCCAGGCGGAAATGCTAACGTTGTTAGTGGTGGGATTACGATTGAAGAGTATCGCTCTGAACTCAATGCGAACTATGACAAGTACAAGAAAGACCCCGTATATCGTAAAGAGATGGAGCGAAAGCTTGAGAATGTTATGAGGGGTAAGTAACCTATCTTTAAGGTGGGCTTTACAATATTAAAGTTCTTATCTACACTATAAACAAATACGAACAGGACACCTCTCACAGAAGCCCTAACGGACACCTTCATCACGTGATAGCCCTAATTAGTAATTAGTCACGATTTGCCGATATCGGCAAGACGTTCTTAATTATTTGATGAGGGATTATCATGTCACAATCACTTACAGCCGTACAACAAACAGACTTTGATGAACTCGTAAAAGCGGAATACCGTTCTAAAGGTTTCCTATTGCGAGATTCAGTCCGTACCAAAAATGATGTAATCGGTTCAAGCGTTGAGTTTCGTAAAGTAGACCAAGTTATTTCGGTTCCTACTGCGTACTTGGCTGCCGTTACCATCCAAGACCCTGACTATACAAAAGTCAGTTGTAATATTCAAAAGTACACCACGCCTACTGCGGTCGATACAGTTCAGGAACTTACCGTTAACTTTGATGCCAAGATGGAAAACGCCATGCTGGTTGGTCAAGGTATGGGTAGACGTTCTGACCAAATCATCATCGATGCTTTAGCCGCTGGCCCTGGTCAAACTCTTCCTGATGTTGGCACTAACTTCGATTACTTAAAGTTCACTCAAGTATATGAGTACTTCGAAAATAATGCTGTACCTAAAGGTGAGCGCTGGATTGCTATGTCTGCCTCAAACGTTCGCTCATTGATGCAAGATGACCAATTCATTTCTACTTTCTACACAGAGAATAGAATCCTTGACCGTGGTTGGGTGCTTGATTACTTGGGTATTAACCTCGTAACCATTCCACAAATGACTGAGGGCGGCTTGCCTAAGACTGGTGATATCCGTACTGCGTTAGCGTGGCACAAAATGTCTACTGGTATGGCAATAGGTCATGACTTTAGAACTGAGATTAACTACTTGCCAGACCGAACTTCCTGGCTCGTTAACGGAATCTTCTCAGCAGGTGCGGTGGTCATTGACCCACGCGGTGTAATCGCAATTGATTGTGATGAATCAGTCTAATTTGAGGAGAGACTAAAATGGCTTTTAATATTAATCGTTTTGTACGAGTAACCGTCGCGTTCAACTCAGGACGTATCACGACTGCGTTTAACCCTAGTGTTACTCCTGCATTCTCGAATGGCCCAGCCGTGTTCACTTACGCATCTTCTACAGAGACTATTGCGCAAGTAAGTGCTGCTAACTATTTCGCTGATGTAGTTTATGACCTGGCAGTTGGTGACATCATTATCGCTGTGGCTTCTGACGCATCAAATATGCTTCAAGTTGCAACAGTTGACCGTGATGCTGGCACTGTAACAGTAATTGGATTTGCTCCTACTGGGGTTGTGGATACAGCAAACATTGTCGATGGTGCGATTACCAACGCCAAAGTAAATGCTGCTGCTGCTATTG